AGTCGTGGCTTTTTCCCCGGAATGTCTTTTGCCCCCCCGTCTAGCTTGATTTGCGTGGCACCGGTCGTTTTCGCGATTTTGTCCGCGGTCGCGTCGTTGGCCGAAATAAACCACACCCGGCGGTTTGTTGCGTCCGTTCGCACGAAATTTATAAACGCGGCCTTCATTTGTTCCATTAATCGAATGAGATGGTGGGGGGGGGTGGACCCGCGGCGGTGGTCATCGGTCAACGCGGACAACACGGCGTCGAAATCCCAAACCAAATCCGTTTCGGTGCGACGTTCCCGGACGTATGTTGTTTTGCCGCTTCCCGGTTTTCCGTGGACCACGAACCGTTGACCCGCTTGGGCTTCGTGTCGCGTCTTGCGGTTGTGGCATTTGTGACATAACGCTTGCCAATTGTGTTCGTCCCAAAACACATCGCCGTCGGTATCGCCGCGATGCGGCACAACATGGTCGACTAGTGCGGCGGCAACCGCTAATCCATCCGCTTTACATCGAACACAAAACGGGTTGTCTGTTAGATATTGCTTGGACCGTTTGCGCCATCGGTACGTGTAACCACGTTCATTAGACGAACCACGCGGTTGTTCGATGATTCGTTGCGGTTGTTTCTTGCACGCACACGGCGATCGGTGGCACGCGGTGCAAACATAGGACCATTTAGCCATTACACGACCTGCAATTTGACGTCGTCCACAAACGTTTGCGAATTGCTTGTGTCTACCGTGATTTGCACCACGTACACTTTGCCGACCGTTCCACCCGCGACGGTAAAGGACACGGACGAATCCGCGGCAACCGTGCGTCCGTTAATCGTCATGCTCGACGAATTCACACCCGAACCGGTTAATGTCAAATCGGTTGTGTCCTGTTCGGCCACCGTGACGGTGCCGCTCAGGGTTTCGCCACTATCTAATTTGTCTGTATAGTCCACCGATACTTTCCGGGTTTCGCTCGCGTCTTTACTGCGTATCTGTAGGGCAATCGCCATTGTTTAATCCTCATTCAAAACGAAATGCAACCGATTGGTTGGCATGGTTTGGTGCAACAACCCGGTCGCGGTGTAGTGCAACCGATTCGTTGGCAACGTAAATTCGGCCGTGGGTAACACGTCGTAATGCATCACGTAACCCGGCAACGTAAATTCCAAACCCGACGCCGGGATTGCTGTTATTGTCACCGTCGGCGCGATTGATTCAATGCGCACATATGTGTGCGGTGGCCGGATAATCCAACGCCCGGTGGCTAACACTGGACCGGTTGTAACCGGTGCCGCATCCACCAACGGATTCGCAACCGTAACGGACCCCAAACGCATCGACGGGTTTTGTGTGGATGCTATCGCCGCCAACGTTGTCGGTGTGATGTTAATGGACCCGGCAATGGCTTTTTCGATGGTGGCCGAAACAACCGACGCGACCGGGTTTGGTGTGGCCGTGGTGGACGACATGCCGACCGCCGGGTTGACCGTTGAACCAACCGACCATGCGTTGGTCGGTGTGATTGCCACGCTTGAAAAATGTGCGGTTGGATCGACGGCCGATGCAATGGCCGATGCCGTGACGGTGAACGATAACGAACCCGCAACGCTGGTCGGGTTGATTGATTTAACAACGGACGATGCAACGCCCGGCGTTGTTGTAACGCTGGACAATCCAACGGACGGGTTGATTGTTTTGGCAACGGTCGTTGTTGCCGATGGTGTGGTTACAATCGACCCTTGAATTGTTACCGGTGCGGTTGTCGACGAAACCGTTGCGGCCGGCGTGGGGATAACCAAAACCGCAAACGCCACCGTGGGGTTGCCCACGTTCGCAACCGCACCGGCGTGTGTTGGTGTGGTCGTTATGCTTCCTGAAATAACCGACGGGTTGACGGTGGCCGCTATTGCCGACGCGGTGCCGGCCGTGGTCGTTATGCTTCCAAGAACAACAACCGGGTTTGCGGTGGCCGCGATCGCCGACGCACTTGATGGCGTGACGGCGGTGGACCCTTTAACAACAACCGGGTTTGCGGTTGCGGCAACGCTGGACGCGGCGGACGGCGTAACCGTAAGCAAACCCGCAACGGCCGGGTTTTCAGTTTTACAAACGACGGTTGCGGCGGACGGCGTAACCGTAAGCAAACCCACAACGGCCGGGTTTTCAGTTTTACAAACGACGGTTGCGGCCGACGGCGTAACCGTAAGCACAAACGCAACATATTGGTCGGCCCCGATGTCCCATGTATCACCTTGCGCGTCGCGGTCGCGGCCATCAATGTCAACATTGACGCCGGTGGGCGTTGTTCCAAGATCAACGCCGGCACCGATCGCATCCGCACCTTCTTTAAGGTGCAAATCTTCCGTGCCGCCAGTATCCGAAACAAATAGGTCGCCGTACGACTCGCCCGTTACCGAATTGGTGCCGGTTGCGGTTGAATCTGTAGATAGGTTGTAATCGTGCGTAGAGCCGGAAAAACCTGATTCACCAAAACATTTTTGCCAATAAGAATGCCAAGCCAACGGCCTTGCGGCTATGTTGTTTTTAATCACCGTATCGGTGTCATTGATGCTAAAGCAAAAAGCATTATCACCACCGCCGGTCGCCTTCACATAATAGACCGTGTTGTTGTAAAGATAGACGCCCCAATTACTACCCGCGACCGTTATTCCGGAGGCTTCTTTTGTGGTGGATGAATTATCTATTCGATAGACGAGGTTGTTCATCACATGGCGGCTATTGGACGAATCACCCGTACCCCAAATATAAATCCCGTGAATATGCGTGCTTTGAGTCGTTAACCCGTGGATTATGTTATTGCGAGCGTAAACGTCTTGGGTCGAATTTGTGCCAAGGTTTAAGCCAGCCGACACCGCCGCCCCGGTGCTAGTAAGATCAAGCTCCAACCATTCAACGGTGCATTGACTCCGCCGGATTCGGAATGAACTACTTTGGCTCCCGGTGTATTCAACCCTTGCACCGGTGCCGGCCGTTCCATCGTGCCGCTCGGATTCCGGCACGGTCAACGTGACGGACGATAACCCAACGGTGCCGCCGCCGTCGATAACTATGTATTCATCGAAAACAGAATCGTTATAAACCTCGCCAACAGCGTCGTCACTCGACGAATAATAACTTGTGTTATCTAGGTCGCTCTCCCACGCGCTAATCGTGCTGTAAGTGCGTTGAAATACGCCGGATGCTTGGCTGTATGACATGTCGACTATGCCATATGGATTCGTTGCAAACCCTCCGCCGGTAATCCATTTCAGCGTGTAGTCACTACCGGATATCTCGGTCACTAGATATTGGTAAACAGTCCCCATTCCGTTATCAAACTGGACACTATCGCCAACACTCACGCCGGTCGGATCGGTGCCGAATGTGACTGTGTACGGGTTCGCGCCTGTACCACTGGTTGGGGTTTGGGTGTCAAGGCTTGAGTTTGTGCCAATGCTGGTTGTAATCGTTGCCATTAAATCAGTCCGCTTGTCACCTTGTTTACTTCAGTTTCATCAAGATGTGGACTCCCGGAACCTAGTCTCGCATCGACCAAAATGCCCGGGTTCCGCACGTCGTCAACACTGACCGCAAATTGCGAAGCCAAATCCCAATACGGCACCATCCATTCACGTTTCGCAATCAACACCGGTTCCATGCTTTCGCTGTCCTCAACCACGCTGCGCGTTCGCTGTTCGGCGGTGGCGTAGGAAATATCATCCTCATGCCCATGATGGCCGCAACATGAAACAGGAAAGAAAAACCGCTGTTCGGCTGGACTAAGCGGCCAATGCTTATGATTAACCCTCATGTAATCTGAGTGGTTTTCGATTGCATCCCAAAGGATATGCGGGTCGTAATTGACTGTGCCGCCATACCAATATTCCGAACCGGTCGTGCCGAAAATATTATGCCGGCTGGAACGGAGCCGCCGTTTAAGATATTCCACCACATCAATTTTTTCGGCGGTTGTCGTATTGTGTACGGTTACCACACCCGTTAATAAATCCGTGCGTTCTACATCGTTACCAACGCGCACGAATTTATATTTTGAGGAGATAATTAAACGCGATTCGTGGATTGTGCCGCCCACATTGAGTCCCGACACATCATCCAGCTGACGGGCAGTCGACGTGCAAATGCTCTCCGCATTGGTTTTAAGGATTCGTTCGGTGCAAAATGCCGCAACAATGTCTCCATCCTTGTAACCCGTTTCCGCACCCGAATCACCGACCTTTATGAGAATTTCCATAGCGCATGGTTTAACTTTCGGTTAATCTCAATTCGCAATCTTGCAACGTCAACGTTTGGGAATCGGAAACGGTACGTGCGGAACCCAACGACCAATATGCCCAAACTTCGCGGTTGGCTTCGGTCGAATCGTCGTCACACAACACGGCGTACAATGCACCGCCGCCGGACGCCGGCAAATCCCCGCCGGATGCCGTCCATGTAATATCCTTGATTCGTATATACGCATAATCGCTTGCGTCCACTTCCGTCGCACCGGTATCAAAATCGGTTGAATCCAAATTCACTTGTGAAGGCAGATAACCTTGCGATTGTGGGCATTCCGTCAAATCCGACAAAACATTGGTGTCGGCTCCGGGTGTATCACTTACAAGATGGATATAGAACGAACCCGGCAACGCTGTTCCTTTTAGCGTGTCCAGTAGATTTTTTTTGCCGCGATTGGTGAAACCGGCCATGTTTCAAAACTCCGTTTTAAGAAACGCATTATTGTTAGCTAACACTTCCATTGTTGTTTAATTTGGAATGTTCGCAACAATGAAGGGACGCGGCGTGGGCCTAGACACTTGCAAATGGTGGCCCGTCTATGCTTTGGACTCTCCAGCGGAAGTCGCGTAACGTTCACGCGATGCGCTTTGACGCGGACAACCCGGCGTTTGAACAACGGGTTTTATTGCTTTCGGATTTGCATTGGGACAACACCAAATGCAATCGCGATTTATTACGCCGGCACTTGGACCAAGCGGTGCAACACAACGCACCGGTTTTGTTGATCGGCGACACGTTTTGTTTAATGCAAGGTACATTTGACCCACGCAAAAACAAATCCGCATTGCGTCCGGAACACCAAACCGACAATTACATTGATTCGGTTATTAACACCGCCGTAGATTGGTTCGAACCATATGCACAAAACATTGCGGTCGTCGGACAAGGTAATCACGAAACCGCGATTTTAAAACGCATGGAAACGGACGTGGTGGACCGCTTTTGCGCCGCCATTCGGCAACGCGGCGGAATCACACAACCCGGTGGTTACTCCGGGTTCGTTCGGTTCCACTTTTCAATGCATTCACACCGGAAGTCGCAAACGCTGTTTTACATGCACGGACACGGTGGCGGCGGTGGCTTTAATCGCGGCACGACGCATTTTGCGAAATACCAAAACTTCGTTTCCAACGCCGACATTTTCGTGTCCGGCCACGTCCACCAAAAAGAATGCTTCCCGGTTCGCACCGCCCATTTGACGTCGTCGCACAAAATCGAACAACGCAACATCCATTGCATGCGCTTAGGGACCTACAAGGACGATTGGCAAGACGGAAGCGGCGGTTGGCATATCGAAAAGGGTGGCGGACCACGACCGCTTGGTGGTTATTGGCTGACGTTTTCGCGCCACGACAAAACAATTTCACGAACAATTATGGAATGTGACGAATGAAAACAAACAATCCAAAATGGTTTTTTCGGTTTGGCATTTTATTTTTTATTACGGCAACGGCTTATTTTGCGATGTTGCTTTGGAAAGCGTATTTATGGGCGTTGTGGCTTCAACAACTTGAAGATAAGTTATTGCAACAAACGCCACCGTCCAACGGTCCGTTGATTCACCCGAACGACAAATACCCACTATTATGATTTGGGTTGTGCTGGCACTCTTGCCGGTCCCGGACGCCGGGTTGCGTGACAATTACGACGCAATGATTTGGAACGTTTACCGAATGCGGACGGAATACCACACGCAATTGTTGTTCGTCACATATACACGCACCGGTTGGCGTGTCGAAGATTGGCGCATTTTGTCACAACCGCCGATCGTCAAACGCCGACCGCATGGTGTGGTGGTTATCTTTGACGACCCACGCGACAACCAATTGCGGCGGATTCATGCCCGGACATATAGCGTTCTTAAATCATCGTTCGATATGGAATTGCGGAACCGGGACCGCTTCCCGCAATCACACCGTCGACCGCTTACCAAGTCGCGCATAAAAAAACGGTCGGTGCGATAACACCAACCGTTTGTTCGTTTGCGTTTTCACAAACGCATTTAATTGTTAATGGTAACGTTGTATTTCAAACCAACGGCTTTCGCCATTTGCAACAACGTGTCCCATGTCGCATCCCGCACACCCGTTTCGACCCGCGACCAAGTCGATTGGTTTATGCCGGCTTTTTCGCTGGCTTGCCACATCGACATTCCACGTTCGCGTCGTGCGTCCGTTATGATTTTTACCGCGCGTTCTTTTTTCACCGCTGTAATTCCTTCATCCGGTTTGTGTGTTTCTATAAATAGTGCTAACATTTCAATTCCTTTTTGTGTTAGTTTTCAAACTTTCACATGTGGCCGCACCACTGGCCGGTGGTGTGGCCGTTCTTTTAATCTTCCACCTTTGCAAACCGCAAAATTTCTTCGGCCATTGCGTCCGGCATAATCAATTCGGCGTAACCGTCAAATGCACTAACCCAAACGGGTTTCAAAAATGAGTTTTCAAAAAACCATTTTTGGTCTTTTGCGTTTAAATTCCGACCCCATGTTATATACACGTGTTCGCCATTTTTTAATTCACATTCGCCGATGTCCGCACTACCAAGTGCGAAACCACCGGGAATGGAACCAATGCGTTTCGCCGTCCATTCTTTCGCGACAACCGTGTGTTCGTATAATTCTTTGCGTTTCATCTTTCCGTTTCCCTTCATTCGATCGCGGCACTATCTACCGACCACCGCGTTGTTCCCATTCTGTAACTTCGTCGTCCACACCGTTGTGTTCCCAATTAAATGGGTGTCTACGTGCAACGTCGTCGTCGTATATTGTGCCGCCGCCGTTCAAAATTACATCTTCAAACCAACGCATACCAAATTGCATTCGTTGCAACGCAAATTTTTCGACGTCGTCGGAATGTATCCAAAACAATATGTCTGAACGTCCGCCGGTTTCCCCGGTTGTGTCGTCCGCATCCGGCAACGTTATTACAATTTCAGCAAACTTGGCACGCACTCCGAAATCGTCCGCAATCCATTGAATGAAATCTTCGGCCGGCGAATCGCCCAACGTCGTTCCGGGCCAACAACATAATTGTGCAAAATCGTTGTGTGTTTCTATGGTCGTTTTCATCTTTCCGTTTCCCTTCATGGAATCGCGGCATGTGTTTAATTCATTGTATGCATTGCCGCATAATGCACACAACGTTTAATTAGTTTTCGCGTATCCAAATCGACGTGACGCACTTTGGTGTCGTGTCGCTGGTTGGCACGCCGTCAACCCACACGTTTGATTCGCGACAATCCCACGTGTCGTTTATCACATGATCGACGCACGCCACAACGTGTTTACGGACCTTCAAAATTACACGACCCGGCGGTATATCACGTTTAACCATGTAACACCGTGACGGGTCGCCAACGCGGATTTTCGAATGTCGCACCCAACCGTGGTCGGCCAACATCTTTCGGTAAACAACATCCCAATTCCCACGACGGGTTGTTGCACCGCGTTTTTGGATTTTCTTGGCGATACGCGACCGGGATGTGCTGGCATACTCCCGGTTGTATTCCATCAATTCGCGTCGCACTTGCTCATAATCGCGTTGTTCGGCAATAGCGATTGCACGCACGACGCAATCGCCGGTTTCCCCCACGTAACCAGCTTCCGCGCGTCCGCCGTCGTTAAACGTGTATTCCAACGCATTGTCGTTTGTCTTTAACATCTTTCGTTTCCCTTCATTCAAAACAAATTATGCAACGTTCTTTTGGACGTGTTCGCAATACAACTTTAGAATGTTCTCTAGGTCGCACGCTTCCCGCGACGCGTCGCGTTGCCCGTCGGTGTACACGACATATTCGACCGAATCGACAAACAATTTTGCACCGTCCGGCGCGGTGGCGTATGGATTGGCAAGTTTGAAGAATGGCGACACTTGACCGCCGTGCGGGTGTACTTGATGGATGGCCGGAAAACTCCGGTTGCAATCCCATATTTCCGCATTTTCAAAACCCATTTGCACCAACACTTTTTGCAACATGTGAATGTGGCGATCGGACCGTGTGGAATTTCTATTGGACATTGTTTTGTTTCCCTTCATTTGTGTTGCAAATTAAATGCTAATTGGTGGGCAACCATTTAATGCCCGTGTTGCTAATGTTGGCAATCAACGTTTCGCCGCGTTTGAGTGCAACGGGAACATCCCAACATTGATTCAAGTCGTAAGACGCGACTAGCTCCAACGCCGCTTCCAGTGTTAGCCCACTTTCGTTCCACGTTGTGCCGTTAAAAATAACGGTGTAACTGTCGTTCGTCATCGCTTCGTTTCCCTTCGTTTGTGTTGTGTTCTTACTTTCCATATCGTCTATTATGCATTTTTGCATAACTATGTCTATGCCTTTATGCATATTTTATAGAAAAAAAACGGTTTACTTTGGTTCGTGGTTATGTAGTCCGAACAAATTTGGTGATACAAATCATTGCCGGCTCGCTTCCGGAACCACCGTTTTTAGGGTTCGCAATTCCCGGGCTTTCGTTTGCAAAACTGTTTCCAAACGGCGGATGGTATTTAATCGCGAAGCGTTTAAAACGTCGTCCGTTGTACCGCTTGGCAACCGCGATAATTCTTTGCGTTGAAAAACCGGTTTGTTGTGATAGCTCCACAACCGCATCACCAAACCGGCTTCCGTTCTTAGCCAAAGCAATCAACACGGCCTTGTCTGCGTCCCTTACTGCCATGCGTTCTTTCATTTTCTTGGTTTCCTTGCTGTTTGTCATGGTCTCGTGTCCGTTCGTTTGTGTTGCTTCAATACTTTCCATATCGTCTATTATGCATTTTTGCATAACTATGTCTATGCCTTTTTGCATATTTTATAGAAAAAAAACTGATTACTTTGGTTTGCGCAATGGTTCATCGTCCCCCATTCCCACTAAATCAACCACGCATCGCGACAACTCCACCAAATCGGATAAGTCGACGACCGCCAACCACGGTCGGTTGTTTTTACGATGGAACACCACCGGGACGTCGCCCAACCGTGCGTCGGATTCCGCTTGGTCCAACCATTTGTAAACGGTCGTTGTCCCGGATTCCGTGCGTTTACATTCCACATGGATTCCCGGAACGCCGGACACGTCGCCGTCGTGATTCGCACCACAAAATTGTTGCGACCTATGACAATTCACCCCCAACATACGCGACAAAATTTTGGACAATTCCAATTCGCCGGTTTTCCCTTTATTGCGTGACTTGCGACCACTCATTGTTTCACCGCCGACACTTTGACAACGTGTTGCGTTTCTATCCAACAATGCGCCCCGCATGACAACGGCGTGTGTGGTCGGTAAACAACTTTTGCGAGTTCAATTCCGTTGTTATCAACAATAACCGCGCTATTTGTATAGCGATTGTCCTTGTACGTTTTAACCGTCAACACCGCCTCCTCTGTACCATGCTTGCGGTTCTGTTTAATCTTGTGCTGATTCACATGAATAATGGTTTTCATTGTTTCAATTTGTCCGTTTGCAATTCCACCAACTTGTCCATGTAGTGTTGCGCTTTAATCAAATCATCCAACACGCCGTCGGGTGTCGGGTGTTTGCGCTCCGGGTTTCCGTCCGCACTTCGCAATAAGTATTTCAAAACGTTACCGGCGTAGAAATTCAAACCATACGTGTCGATTACGTCCCACGGTTGAATCGTGTTTGCGGTGTAATGTTTGCCGCCGCGTTTACGGGTTGCCATTGGAATTCCCCGGTACGTTGTCGGCCGGCACCAATTGGTTTGTGTCGCATTGGTCGCACCGGCATTTTTCAAACAACACATGTTCACCGGCGACCACGACCAATTCACCGGTTGCGGAAATCGTGAACGATTTGCAAATTGGGCAAACGGTGAACGGTTCGCGTTGTATCATTTTTTCACCCGGCGTTTACGCCACCACAACAACACGTGCAACCAAAATCGAACCGGCCCCACTTCGTCCATTCCCAAATTTTTAAATTGCGGTTTGACCGCTGCAAAAACGTCAATGGTCGTCGCACGGACCACGCAACGTTGCCGGGTTTCACGTTTAATAAATCTTGCTTTCATCGTTTTAGCTTTCCACCGGAATCGACCGGTACACACACCAACCCACCGTCATCAACACCACCGCCACCCACGTCATCGGATGACCTCGCGTAACGCTTCGATTCTATCGGACAAGCGTTGCCATTCCGCCGTGCCTTTTTGCGTTTGCATCCGCTGTTTCTGCAATTGCTGGAATTCGCGATACAACGCACGTTGTCGTTCCTGCTCCGGGTCGGCTTTGCGTGGTGCCACAAACGCCGGTGCGTCGCCGGTGTTCCAACTTTGCGGGTCGTCGTCCCATCCGTCCCCGGACAACCACGTGGACGGCATGGGGCAAAACTCGCCACGTCCCTTTTGGCTTTTTGCGAACGCTTCGGCGGCGTCCATGATCGCCGCAACGCTGGTCCGCTGTTTCGCACGTTTGAATTCCGCGAACGCCCGACGCTTGTGGTTGCGACGTAGCGGTGGCCAGATTTTCCAAAACGCGTCAAACTCCGCCGTGTACGGTGTCCCGGACCGGTTGTTGTTTTCAACCGGTTTTGATGCGTGCGGAAATCCCATTTCCGCACTTTTACTTTTATTCTTTTCTTTCTTTCTTTCTTCTTTTGGTTCCA